AAATGTTGTTTGGATCGTAGCTCTATTGTTATATGGTATAGATTTTGACCAACTTTCGCAAACAAATTGACTTGCACCCGATAAAGTAATCGAAACATTTCCACTGTTAGTAGCACTGGCAGCAGCAGTAACAGTAAAGACATTTGAATCTGTTACCGAAGCAACAAGAAACGTACCATCAGTTGCCGATCCAGAAGTGTAATCAATAGTAAGTTCATCTCCTACAGCTACACCATGACCTGTAATCGTAATTGTTACTGTAGTACCTGATTGAGAATAAGTTCCTGTCTTTGTAAACCCTTCTCCTGGTGGAGTAAAAGTAAAGCTGGCACTATCATTTGCACGACTATCAAGAAATCCTTCTATCGTATCTGCGTCTGTTTCTGATACGTTGAAAGTAAAGTTATAAACCTTTGGGTTTTGGTGTGCAGCAAGTCCAAATAATATTCTATGTTCATAGCCATCAGCAAAACGAATTGTTCTAGTATTTGGTGCGGATCTTTTTTGTTGCCCGTATGTTGGTGTAATTGATGGAAAGGTAGCCATTATGCAAGTAAACCTCCAGGTCTTTTTTGTTTAATTAATTCTGTCTCTATAGCAACTGATAATGCAACCCCTAATGCTCTACTTTCTTCTTCATCTCCTTCTACATTAGAACCAGAAGCATCTACATTAACAACAACATTTGTAGATCCTCCACCCATTTCGTGATTTGGAGTAACTCTACCTGTAACTCCTGGGGTAAATAGTTCTGGCCCACGTTCTCCAACGATATATGATTTATTAGGTTTAGTAACACCACCATTCGCAAAAAATCCACCGATACCAGGAATTGCTCTTAAAAAAGAAGTTGCAGCAAAGTTTATAAGTTGTCTCTGGATCGCTCCAAAAACACTACGGGCTACATCGCCAAGAGTCTTAGTTCCGTTTATCGCACCTTCGATTGCATCAACAAGACCACCTTGAATAGAATTAGCGATTCCATCATATAATTGTTTAGTTCGTTGAAGTTCTGCTTTTAATCGAACTTGCCTATCTATTTCCTCTTCATCAAATTTAACTCCAGCTTTTCTAGCAGCTTCAATAAGTTTCGTTTTTTCTCTTATAATTTCAGCTTCACTACTTCCTAAAGTTACTGCGTTTTCAAGGAATGTAATTTGATCCGTTAATGATTTAGTTATCTGTTCATATTCCATTCTTGCTAATTCTGCTGCTCTTTTTCTAGCATCTTCCGCATTTTTTGCCTTCATTAACAAGACAATTTGATTGTCTATACTTTTAGCTACATTTCTATTAGCAGTTTCTCTTCGTTTTACTAAATCCATTATTTCTTTATCATCTGTTACTTGTTTTGCTTGAGCTAACAAATTAGATCGTTGGAAACCTAAAATCGGGCCATCTTTACCACCGCCAGCCCTTTCTGCTAACTTTGCTATTTCAGTACCAATTCTTGTAAAGAATTTACTCATTTCATTTGTAAGACTTTGACTGCTATCTGCAAATGCTTGTAGAGCTTCAACACCATCTTGTCCAACTAATTTTGTTGTCTCTTCAACAGCAGCATTGTAAGCAGCTTGTTTACCTTCAGTTTGTTCTATTAATTTTAAATACCTTTCTGTATCTGTTCCTAATAATCCAAAAGATTTTGAAACTGCATCAATATTTAAAGTTTTAGGATCTAATGCTTTACCTAGATCATTTAAGCCTTTAATTGCAGTGGTAAGTTGCTGAAGAATACCAGTAGCAACAAGACCTCCTGCAAAACCTCCCATCTGACCGCCAATTTTAGTCCCTGCAAAGCCTCCAGTAAAACCAGCAAGAGCACCTATTGGGCCTTGTCCAAATAACAATGGAAACGCACCAGAGATTAATCCACTTGTAGCTGCTGCTTTATTACTTCTGTTGTTGAATTTATCAAGTTTATTTCCTTCGGCTTGTGCTTTATTATTTTTAAGTTGTGCATTTGTATTTTTATCAATTTGAATTGTTTCTCTTCCTATAGCTGCATTTTGTTTGTTTGTTGCTGCTAATGCTTCTTTATGTCTTTGAGTTCCGATTTTTAAACTATTTGTATATTCCTCTAAAGCATCTGCTGTTGCCATTTGAGCATTAGCAGTTTCGCCAAAAGCCATTTTAGATTTATTAACAGTTTTGACAATAGCTTCCATGTCTTGTCTGTATGCTTTCAAAGCATTACGAGCACTTTGTCCTGCTTTTCCTCCTGTATTTCGAGGATTCATTATGTCTATCTGACGGATATTATCTACACTTTTTGTTAATTCTTTTACTTTTGTACTTAATCTATCAAGACCAGATTGACCTTTTACTCTTAAATTTATATTTACTCCGTAATCAGCCACAGAAATAACAAAACTTTATTTTAGTGTACCGCTTTTAGAGTTTTCTTGCTTGTGATTTTTTCTTTGCATCTTCGTACGCTTTATCTTCATATTCTTTTTTTAACTCATAATAAGCAAGCCAGTTCACATATTCTTCTTGTGTTAATTTATTTGCAAGCTCTTCAATAGTCATTTTTAACTCTGACGCTAAAAAAAACATAAAAAACCAATCGTCTTTAGCTTTTTAAAGTTGCTTTCGCTTCCTCCAATTTATATTCAGAACCAGAATTTATCATCGCAAGTTGAATATCCTGCAAAGTAGTTGCATTTACTTCTCTTCTTAATGATGCTTTGTGACCATCTTGAAATAATCTTTTGCCGTCTTTGTCTAATGCTTTTGTAATCATAAGATTCAAAGCAAAGTCATCATTAGTCCCTGCATCTCCAGATTTTGCAACGATTGATTCTCTTTCTGCAATAGTTAGTGGATTCCAGTAAATTTCTAAAACTGTTACATCTCCATCTTTTAATTCATACAAATATTTTTGTTGAACACCAAATTTGTTCTTGAGAAGTTCTATTGCTTCCATAAATTTATTAGATTGCTATTCTATTATACTAGGCGTTTGCTGAAAATTGACAAGATATTATTCCAATGAAATGACTTCTATCCTCTATTTCCAATGGAGTTGGACCATTAATATCTAATACTCTAGGTTTACAACTGAAAGTATCTGAATAATTAGAAGCATTTACTGAAGTCAATCCATCAATAACAGCTTCAGAAATAGATGATAAAACCGAAGTACCTTTTGATTTTGGAACGTAAATATTGCATTGAATAACACCAGCATAATAATCCGAAGATGCTCCTTGATTTTGTTGTGTTGATTGATTAAAATTTAAACTCATTAAAATATACTTTTTAGTTTTTCCAGGTGTAGTGTAATGAACATTGTCATAAACCATCTGAACAGTATTATCTGCTGCTGCAACTGCGTCTGTTACTGCTTTTTCAAATGCTGCTCTGGTGTTTACTAAAGTCATAATAAAAAGTCTTAATAAGAAACAATAGTTTTTGGTTTAACTGATCCAAAACCTTTTGTGGTATATAGTTGTCCAAATCGTACTTTATTTTTATCTGTCATTTTTTGTTTTACTTTTAGACCTAATCCTCCTATATATTGTTGCAATCTGCCAGATTCCAAAACATATATTGAATAAATTGCTTTATTACCAATATAAACAGGTTTTCTATAATTAAAAATTCTTTGTTCTTCGCCAATAGGAAATCTTGGATTAATTTCAGGATTTTCAGGTCGTGAAGATTTACCTGTCCTAAAAAATTCTAATGAAGCCTCTCTTTTTATAGTTGCCCAGGGTTCGTAATTTTCTACCCTATCTGTTGGAATAAGAGGAGTTCCTTGAATTTTCCAACTAGAAGCAAAAAAACCTGTCCATACTGGCATTTCATTCGGATCTGATAAGTCTGTATGAATTTCTTGTAATAACTCATTAAAGTCCGCACTAATTTTACGATCTAAGTCTTTAGGTAAATCTTGTAGTCTTTTAGTAACAGGCATTAGAATCGCACCAAAACAGCAAACAGATAAACTTGTCCACCTCTTTTTGTGTCAATATCAACTATCTGTGCAACTCTATTTGAACCAGCATAACCTAATGTGATTTCATCGTCCATATCAACTTGATTATCTCCAATCTGATCTGGTGTTATATATAATTTTGCCTGTCTCATTTCTTGACCAGTTTCTTCTTCTGATCTGATAAATGATATTGGAACTTTAATACTGTAACTAGTATCTGTTGTAGTCAAAGCTCCTGTAGAAGTGTTATAAGAAGCAGATGCTTTCTTTGTATAAGTAATACTATAATCTTGTGATGTACCTAGTTGAGATACAACACTCTTAGCTACATTTTTAAATAATGAATCTAATTGACCTGCCATTATCCTCTAACCACCCTCATTTGAAAACTACCTGCTCCACCTAGCATATATGCTCCAAGATAACTTTGTAACCACGGGTAAACATCTAAAATATTATTAACAGAACCAGTTCCCTGACTATCAGT